TTCAGATGCAGCACGTTGCCTGGGCCCATTTCGTACTCATTTGAGTTGTCGGAAATGTTTCGGTCCGGCGGGATGTCCGGGTTATCATCGTCTCCGTAGCTGGCCTCCGCGAGCGGGAAGGCTCCCGGGTTCGTCTCGGTCTTGATCCATGCCGTGAACCAGCTCTGGACCATCGCGGCGATAACTTCACTCTGCGTGTAGCGCGTGATGTTCAGAATCGGCTCGATGACCGGCGCCAGGTAGCTGACGCCCCTGTACTGATCAGGACGTTCCGCCTCCATGATCTGCACAAAATTAAGGAGTCCGGTACGGGGACTGCGCAGCTGCACCCGTTGCCATTCCACACGGTCCGTTTCCCGGCGCACCTGGTTCGGATAGACACTGCAGATGTAGATCGCAACGATCCTGCCGTGCTGGTCGACTTCCACGCCGTCATAGATCCTGTTGCCGTTCTTCGCGATTCCGTCTGTCCTCGTTCCGTAGGGAACAAGCTTCACTTCATTCGGCGTACTGATCCGGTCAGCTTCGATCATGTGGATCCGGAGACTGTACGGATTCATCGGCGTGGTCTTGAATTCGCGCTGAAATACGCCGAAGATGTCGCCGTTCGGCAGCATGTTGACAATCGCCAGCTTCTGCATCCCGGCAAAGGTGTTCATGCCGATCGCGTCACAGTTTTCCCGGTTGTCTGCCCAGACCCGCCACTCGCGTTCCGTCTTCCGCTGCCATGCCTTTGCCGCTTCCGGCGTCAATTTCAGCAGGTCACGGTCGATCGTGGAATGCAGGTTCAGCCCGGTACCGACAACCTTCGTCTTTTGCGTCTCGATGGCAGACCGGGCAATGGAAGAGGACATGAACATCAGCCGCCCGCGCTGCCGCAGGATGCCGCCGTTCCAGTTGATATCTTCATTCGGGCTTGAGGATTTCCCCGTCATGCCCTTCAGTGATCTCTTTTTTGTACTCGCACCGGCTTCTGAATACCCGCTGGCCATTACCTTGCGGATCTCTTCATTCATGCCGGCCGTCACCGGTTTCATGGTCTTGCCCACGTTTACCACCTCCTTCTGTTCAAAATAAAAGGCCACCGAACGGCGAAAGGAGACGAAACTCCGCCACGGTGACCATAGATAAAGCCCGGAGAAAGGATGAAAATCCCGGGCGATATCCCATTACCAGTCCCGCGGCACAATCGCCACGATCTTTCGCGGCTTTTTCCCGTTCAGCAGGTCTTCGTACTGATCGACCTTCTGTTCCGCGTCGTTGATGGCTTTCTTGAGGGAGGGGAGATCCAGCCTGGTCAGCGACCGGTCATCGATTTCATAGGACTTGACCTGCCCTTCGACCAGCGCCAGATAGGCATCCATCAGCTTTTCAAGCGTTGTTTTCCAATAATCGAGACGCTTCTGCATGTCTTCTCTGCTTGCCATGTCCGATCTCTCCTTACCAATCCATCATCTTGTTCATCTGTTCCTCGGCCCGTTCCATCGGGTCAAGCCGCTTCCGGCGCTCCTTCTTCGGCTTCAGGTCCCGCGCTTCGACCACACCGTGCCGCCGCCTGTGGATCGCGTCCATGTCCGGCGACAGCGCGAAGAACGCGGCCTGCGCGTAATCCCGGCAGTCAAGCGGCTCATTCCGCTCGTGTCCCGGGATGATTTCCCATGCAAAACGCTGTTTTCCCTTCGGCCTGTATACCAGACGCTCGGAAAGCAGGCCCTTGAAGTACCGGTGTGAGTAGCCGCATTCCTCATTTGTCGGGAAATGACAGTATCTCGGCCCGGGTGTCTGGATCCGCAGCGCATCCATGATCATCTGCTTGCCAGCGTCAACGCCCAGCTGGTACTGCCAGCACTGGCCGATGTGCTTTCCGTCGATCAGGATCTGCATCTGCTTCGGCTTTTCTATGTACGGACGGCCGTTTCCGGGAATACCTTTGCAGTCAAACACCCTCATGCCGACCCGCTGCCGGCACTGATTACGGGTATTCATCGTGTAATGACCGCCGTCATCGATGAACGTCATCGAGATCTTCAGGCCTTTTCCGTCCGCGTAGTAGTAAATCCGGTTCACGATGTCATCAAGGCGTTCCCATACGTCCGGATCGTCCGGTCGGCCCATGATCTGGCCGTATTTGATGCCCCAATTCTCTTTCCTGAGTCCCCAGCCGACAATCTCATACTCCAGGCGGTCATCCTGCACGTCCACGCCCATGGTCAGCACCAGCACACCGTCCGGCAGCTCCGCGTGATATTCCTCGCGCCGTGACAGGTACTCGTCCTCGTCTCCCATGCCTCCACGGTCTTCCCACAGCTCACCGAAACGGGTGTTGTAGACAGCCTGGAGCTTCATGGAATCGCCCCTGGCCTGCAGGTACTCCATCACGATGGTACTCCAGCTCAGCCATGGGGAGATGAAGCTGTTCAGCCAGAAAGAACGGACGCCCCTTTTCAGCGCGTCCGGGTTATCGGGAATCCATTTTGCCGGCGCTTTCTTCATCTCCCGCTCATGGGAAATCGCGCCGCACTCCGGACAAACGTAATAGACCTCTTTTAGGTCGTAATCCGGTTTGTTGTTTACGGTCCTTTCCTCGTATCCGTAGCGGATATCCTGCCATCGGATGTTATGGTACCCTCCGCAGTGCGGACACATGGAGCACCAGCGTTCCTGCGTCCCCTCGTAGAAATGGTCCTCGATAGGGGAGGCGCCTTTGACCGTTGGCGTACTCACCAGCACGCTCTTCGCGTTGTAGAATGTGGTCTGCCGGGCCAGTGCGAGCCGGTACGGATCGCCTTCCTTGCCTGCTGAAACCGCCCAGCGGTCGCGCTCGTCACCGAACACGTACCGGATCGGTTTTGACGCCAGGGCGTGGGCCTCTGTGGATCCGCACATCGTCATGATGCCGCCCGCGAATCCCTTCTGCAGAACGGTGTTCGTAGAGGAATTCCGGCCCATTGACTTTCCGCGGATCTTATCCTTCAGCACTGTCGTATCCCGGAACATCGGTGTGATACGCAGTTTGGAATAATCCCGGGCGTCCTGCACGGTAGGATGGACAAACAGGATGCTGCTCGGGTCCTGATCGACAATATAGCCGATGCAGTTATTGATAAACTCCGACTTTCCGATCTGGGAAGCTGAAACAACGTAGATGCTCCGGACAAGCGGATCGGAGAAGGCGTCCATGATCTCACGCATGTACGGCGTCTTCTCTGTCCTCCACGGTCCGGGCTCAGCTGCCGCCTCAGATGAAATAATCCGGTAACGGTCTGCCCATTCGGATACGGAGAGATTGTCAAGCGGTTTGAACGGTACGGATGCAATGTCGGCGAAGGCCTCAACCAGGGTTTTTGGGAATACTGTGCTGATTTCGCCCGGCTTATTCTTCTCCGCCATCCGGATCATCTTCCTTGGAATCCCAGCTCATCCGATCATGCACCCGCTCTTTGTATTTGGCAGCATCGAACCGGTAATTCTGCATATTCATCAGCAGCCGGTTGATGCAGGTCCGGATGATCGTAGCGCATTCCGCCGCGTTATCGGACCCGGCCACCTCCGTGGCCAGCTGTCCCGGCAGGGCGTTGATCATGTTCCGGATCTCATAGAAGTAATCTTCCGTGATTGCCCTGATGTCCTCAACCCGGTACATCTTTCCCTTCAGCTCGTTCGCTTCCAGGGTGGCAATCACCGCCTTCGATGCCTTGATGGACGTCTCCGCTTTGGCCCGGTCCCGCCGGATCTTCGCGTCCTCCGCGCTGGCACTCTGGCTCTGCTTCTCAAAATAAGCCTGCACGCAGAAGTGCAGGTCATAGAGTTTTCCGCTGTCGGTGTCCTCCCGGAGAAAAACTCCGTCAGAGGTCAGTTTCGATACGTAGCTCTTGGCAATATCGAGGATTGACGCCAGCTCTTTCCCGTCACAATACGGCCTGCCGTCAAATTCAACAATTTTGCCATATTTACCCTCCATTCGGCACCTCCATTTCAGTTCACAGGTCGAAATTTCCGTCAAAAAATACGCGAAAACTGGGGTCGAAGCGCGGGCTCGGCTCTCGGTCCGCTCGTCACAGTACCTTTTTATTGCGAGAATGTTACAAAACGATGCCGGTTTTTTCCGAAATCGAGGAAACAATCCGTGTTTGGACTCGATTCCTGTACGAAAGCCCAGCAGGAACGCGCATATCAATCTCTCTGGTCCTTCCACAAAAAGAACGATGCTATCCGCAAAAGATTTGGAGCGAGGGATTGTGATATGTACGAACGCTCCTGCTGGGTTGCCTTTGAGTTTTTCCCTGGGGAATTGTCGGTGGTTATTTACACCGCGCTGCGATTACAAGACTTTCTTGTATATCGTGGCTCTACTGTAGCCGGTTACGCCTTTTGTCATCATGTCAAGGAAGTCATCCCGGCTGAAGTCTGACAACCGGAAAACTTCCTCCGGCGTCATCCCTAATTGTTTACCGATTTCCTCTACCGTTTTACCCTCGTCGATCAAACCTTGGACTATGCTTTTCATCGGGCCGAGAACGTGAGTTCCGCGTGCACGATTGTGGGTAATAGTGCCGTATATATCTGCGGCCGAATCTCCGTGGTGGTCTACAATTACCACAGGGACTTTTCCGCCGAGTTTGGAAAATAACGGCTCCCGACCTGCTACTGTCCAGCGGTGGAATCCATCGATGATCGTATAATCAGGACGGCAGACGATTGGTAATGTCCAGCCGTTTGTGAGGATCGACTGCGTTAATAATTCGAGATTAGAATCTGATACTTTATTGGGGTTATAGTCATTGGCATGTAGCAGTTTCCGGTCTACCCACTGAAGTGTGGACAGGGGAGCGAACAACGATTCATCCACGACCATTCACCTCCTTCCCTGATGAAGCACGGGAGTACTTCACATAGTCAGTGAATATGTCAGTGTAGATCGCCCGCAGTGTCCGCTTCTTCGGATCGCCTGCCTTCATGCCCTCGTACATCTTCTTGTAGTGGCGCTCCGTCATGAAGGAGTGTCCCTTGATGTACAGCTGCCGGTAGGACTTGGCTACGTCCTGCCTGGCTTTGTTGGTGAAGAACTGATCCGGCGCTTCAAACAGCATGTGTTTGCACAGCGCCTTGTAGTCCTTCTTCTCCTGGTCCTCTTCCAGCTTGGCCCGCTTCTTGGTGGATCTGTG